GGCGGCAAGCTGGATCGAGGAAGGCGGGGCGCTGACTTTCGGGGATGCGACTTTTGACCAGAAGATCCTGGATGCACATAAGCTTCATGTGGCAATCAAGGTAACAGAGGAACTGCTTTACGACAATGCTTTTAATCTGGAAAATTACATTATTGTTCAGTTTGGAAAGGCACTTGCCAATGCGGAAGAGGATGCCTTCCTGAACGGAAACGGAACAGGGAAACCGACCGGTATTTTTGACGGAACAGGCGGAGGGCATCTGCTGAATACACTGGCTGCAGCTTTGAAATCAGATGACATGCTGGATCTGGTGTATGGCCTGAAACGTCCGTACCGTAAAAATGCATCCTTTATCATGAATGATGCAACACTGCCTTCCCTTAGAAAGCTGAAGGACAATAACGGTGCTTATATCTGGCAGCCGGCTTATCAGGCAGGGGAACCGGACAGAATCCTGGGGTATAAGGTGGAGACTTCTGCCTATGCACCGAAGGACGGCATTGCTTTTGGGGATTACAGCTATTACAACATTGGTGACCGAGGAAACAGATCCTTTAAGCAGCTGAATGAACTGTTTGCAGGCAATGGAATGATCGGTTTTGTTGCAAAGGAACGTGTGGACGGAAAACTGGTTCTTCCGGAAGCCGTGCAGATTATGAAACTGAAGGCAGACTGATTTTTTGAATAAGGGGACCGGCAGGAGAAGTACAGGCCTGCCGGTTCTGTTTTGAGGTGATGCAGTTGGCAGTGACAGTGGATGAGATGAAGAATTACCTGCGTGTGGATTTTGAGGATGATGATGCGCTGATCGGGGATCTGATCAGGCAGGGGCAGCAGATCTGCATGGATGTGGCAAGGATTGTGGATGAGGATGAGTTTGAAGATCTGCAGGGGACGAAGATTGCCGTGCAGTATGCGGCTGCCTATCTGTATGAACACAGGGAGGAAGCGGATCACCATCAGCTGGTGATGGATCTGCGGAGCCTGCTGTTTGGAGTGAGAAAACCGGGATTCTGAGGTGGTTGGTTTGAATATTGCATTGATGAATGAAAAGGTGATTTTTCAGAAATGTTCTGTTGTAAAGGACGGGATCGGAAATCACAGGAATGAGTGGACAGAGGATTACTGCTGTTTTGCTACGATAGGCGGTGAGGGGCTTGCCAGTTCCAGGGAAGCGGAAACCGCAGGGACTGTGGTGGAAGATGTGGGAATGACTGTGACGGTGCGGTACTGTAAAAAGACTGCAGGTATCCGGTCTGTTACCCACAGGATCCTGTTTCGGGATCAGGTGTATGACATTGTGAGTGTGGATCATCTGAATTATAAGAAGAAGTGTCTGAAATTCACATGCAGGAAAGTCCGGAGGTGATCAGATGGCAGGGGACAGATGTACGGTCAGCCAGATGGCGGATGTGATTATGGAAGGCATGGAAGAGTATGCCAGACTTGCGGCGGATGATGTGAAAAAAGCAGTGAAGAAGGCAGGGACACAGGCAAGGAAGGATATCCAGGAGAATGCCCCTGTGAAGACCGGTGCCTATGCAAAGAGCTGGGCGGCGAAGACCACGAAGGAAACTGCCAATGCGATGGAAATCGTGGTGTATTCCAGGAACAGGTACCAGCTGGTCCATCTGCTGGAGTTCGGCCATGCGCTGAGAAAAGGCGGCAGGACAAGGGCGTTTCCCCATATTGCGCCTGCGGAGGAACGGGCTGCGCAGACTCTGGAACGGGAAGTGGAGAAGGCACTGAGGTGATCAGGAGGTGAAAGCATATGACACTGGAAGAACTGGCAGGGATGCTGGAAAAGGCTGGTTTTCCTTTTGCTTATGACCATTTTGCAGAAGGGGAAAGCCCGGATCCGCCGTTTATCTGCTATCTGCTTCCCGGCAGTGATAATTTTGCGGCAGACGGACGGGTATACTTCCGGATCAGTGAAGTAAGGATAGAGCTATACACGGACCGGAAGGATCCCGGGGCAGAAGCCCTGGTGGAAACAGTTCTGGATGATGCCGGGATTTTTTATAATAAGTCGGAGGTCTGGATCCAGAGCGAAAAGCTGTATGAGGTGCTGTACAGTATGGAACTGTAATGATTTGTTTAATGATGGAGGGATAATATGTCTGATAAGAATAACAAGGTGAAGTATAACCTGAAAAATGCGCATTACGCTTTACTGACGATCGGGGAGGACGGGGCGGTGTCCTATGCAGCACCAGTGCCGCTTCCGGGGTCCGTATCACTGTCCCTGGATGCCAACGGGGAGCCGGAGAATTTTTATGCAGATGGCATTGCGTATTATGTGATCAACAACAATATGGGCTATGACGGGGATCTGGAGCTTGCACTGATTCCGGAGAGTTTCCGGACGGATGTGCTGAGAGAGAAGCTGGATGCCAAGGGCGTTCTGATTGAAAACTCGGACGCAGAACTGGCACTGTTTGCCCTGCTTTTTGAGTTTGACGGGGATGTGCGCCATATCCGGCACGTGATGTATAACTGTTCGGCTTCCCGTCCGAAGATTGAGGGCAAGACCAACGAGGAGAAGAAGGAAGTGCAGACGGAAACGCTGACTATTAAGGCCACGCCATTGTCGGATGGAAAGGTGAAGGCAAAGACAGGGAATACTACGGATGCAACTGTTTATGCAGACTGGTATAAGTCGGTGTATCTGCCGGCTGCAGATCCGGCTTCTCTGCAGGCTGCCGATGGCGGAAAGTCTGTTGTGGATGCTGCAGGAAATGGAAAAGCACTGAGCTGAGGAGAATTCAGATATGAGCATGATGAAGAAGATTGAGATTGACGGGAAGGCGATTGCTTTTAAGGCTTCTGCCGCTATTCCGCGTATTTACAGGATTAAGTTCCAGAGGGATATCTACAAGGATTTATCTGTTTTGGAAAAGAGTATTGGGGACGGAGACCCGGAAAAGTCCTCACTGGATCTGTTTTCCCTTGAGATGTTTGAGAACATTGCGTACGTGATGGCGAAACATGCGGATCCGTCTATTCCGGATAATCCGGAGGAATGGCTGGATGAGTTTAACACATTCAGTATTTATCAGGTTCTGCCAAAGCTGATCGAGCTGTGGGGAATGAACATCAGGACGGATGTGGAGGCTAAAAAAAACTTTATGCAACAGACCGTGAAATGACAACTCCCCTGTTTCTTCTCCGGTGTGTGCAGCTGGGAATTTCCATCCGGGATCTGGATCTGCTGACTATCGGGATGGTGAATGATATGTTTGTGGAGAGCAGGAACGATGAGTATAAGGGATGGAGAAAGGTTGCCACACAGGAGGATTTCGACGTATTTTAACGATAATGAAAGCATTTGTCAGGCAGGTGCTTTTTTTGTGCCCGGAGTGATCCGGGTATTTTTGTGCTTTTTTTTATGGAATTTAGGGGGTGAGCCGTATGGCAGGGAACAGAATTAAGGGAATCACTGTCGAGATTGGCGGCGATACCACAAAATTGCAGACTGCCCTGAAAGGGGTTAATACAGAGATCAGGAATACGCAGAGCCAGCTGAAGGATGTGGAGAAGCTTCTGAAGCTGGATCCGGGGAATACGGAGCTGATCGCGCAGAAGCACAGGCTGCTGGCACAGGCGGTTTCTGAGACAAGGGAAAAGCTGGAGACTTTGAAGACTGCGCAGCGGCAGGCGGATGAGGCACTGCGGAACGGGACGATTTCCCAGCAGCAGTATGACGGGCTCCAGAGGGAGATCGTTGAGACGGAGCAGGAACTGCGGAGACTGGAACAGCAGGCAGAGCAGTCTGCAACTGCTTTGCAGAAAATCGGGGCAACCGGTGAGAAACTGCAGACGGTTGGAAACAAGATTTCTTCTGTGGGACAAAAACTGCTTCCGGTGACGGGAGTGGTGACAGGGCTTGGAACGGCGGCGGTGAAAACTGCCGCTGATTTTGACTCTGCGATGAGTAAGGTGGCGGCTGTGTCCGGGGCAACGGGATCTGATTTTGATAAGCTCAGGGACAAGGCCAGGGAGATGGGTGCCAAAACGAAGTTTTCTGCGACTGAGGCAGCGGATGCCATGAATTACATGGCGATGGCCGGATGGAAGACGGAGGATATGCTGTCAGGTATTGAAGGCGTTATGTATCTGGCTGCGGCATCCGGGGAAGACCTTGCAACGACTTCTGATATTGTGACGGATGCGCTGACGGCTTTTGGGCTGACTGCAGGGGATTCGGGACATTTTGCAGATGTGCTGGCGGCTGCTTCCAGCAATGCCAATACCAATGTGTCCATGATGGGTGAGACGTTTAAGTACTGTGCGCCGGTTGCAGGGGCTTTGGGATTTTCGGTTGAGGATACGGCAGAAGCTATCGGGCTGATGGGGAATGCGGGTATCAAGGCTTCCCAGGCTGGTACTTCCATGCGTTCCATTATGACCAACCTGACCGGGGATGTGAAGCTGTCGGGTGCGGCGATCGGGGATGTGACCATTGCTACCACGAATGCAGACGGATCCATGAGGAGCCTGTCTGCGATCCTGGCTGACTGCAGGGGAGCTTTTGCAGGAATGACGGAAGCTGAGAAGGCGAACAATGCGGAGGCGCTGGTCGGAAAGAATGCCATGTCAGGTTTCCTGGCACTGATGAATGCGGCACCAGAGGATATTGCAAAGGTGTCCGGGGCGGTGAATAACTGCAAGGATGCCGCAAAGAACATGGCGGACACCATGCAGGATAATCTGGAAGGACAGCTGACTATTTTGAAGTCACAGCTTCAGGAGCTGGCGATTTCTTTCGGGGATCTGCTGATGCCTGCGGTGCGGAGTATTGTTTCCGGTCTGCAGGGGATGGTGGATGTGCTGAATGCCATGCCGGACGGGGTGAAACGTGTGATCATGATCGTTGCACTTCTGGCTGCGGCTCTGGGTCCTGTGCTGATCATCATAGGCAAGACCCTTTCGGCCATTGGAACGATTATGACATGGGCACCGAAGCTTGCCGGTGCGATCAGCGCGGTGAAGGGTGCTTTTGCGGCGCTGAGTGCCACGATGATGGCAAATCCGATCGCTATTGTGATCGCTGCCATTGCAGCTTTAGTGGCGGCGTTTATTTATCTCTGGAATACGAATGAGGAGTTCCGGCAGTTCTGGATCAGGCTGTGGAATGAGATTAAGGAAGTCGCTGTCCGGGTATGGACGGCGGTTTCCCAGTTTCTGGTTTCCGCATGGAACGGGATCCGGAATACGGCGGTGGCTGTATGGAATGGCATCAGGGATTTCTTTTCCGGTCTGTGGGCTGGGATTAAGACACTGTTCACAACGGTTGTCACTGCAATTTCTACTTTCCTTGTGGGAGCGTGGAATGGGATCCGTGCAACGGTCATGGCGGTGTGGAATGCGATTTCAGCATTTCTTGGTTCTGTCTGGAATGGGATTAAGTCTGTCATTACGAATGTGGTGAATGGGATCCGGACATTTTTGCAGAGTGCATGGAACAGTATCCGCACAGTCATTACTACGGTGATGAATGCGATCCGGACGGTGATCTCTACGGTCTGGAATGGGATCCGGACAATTATTTCTACCGTGCTGAATGGAATCAGGGGTACTGTCAATTCCGTGTGGAACGGAATCAGGAACACGATTTCTTCTGTGGTGAACGGGATTAAGAATACGGTTTCCGGCGCTTTTAATGCCATGTGGTCCGGAATCCGGAGTACGATTTCCGGAATCTATAATACGATCAGGGACGGTCTGGGAAATGCGGTGAATTACATTACGGGTCTTGCGTCTGCCGGATGGCGGTGGGGCGCGGATATCATCAACGGCATTGTGAATGGTATCCGGAGCTGTATTGGTGCAGTTGCCAATGCAGTGACGGATGTGGCAAATACGATCCGTTCCCATCTGCATTTTTCTGTGCCGGATGAAGGACCTCTGACGGATTTCGAGAGCTGGATGCCGGATTTTATGAGTGGTCTGGCTGAGGGCATTGAGAAGAGCAGGGGAATGGTAAAGGCGGCTGTGAACAGTGTGGCTGCGGATATGGTGGTTTCGCCGCAGATGGCTGTGGCAGATGGCAGTGTGATGACCGGTATGGGACCGTCCGGCGGAGCGGATCTGACGGCTGGCATTGTGTCGGCGTTGAAGGATGTGCTGAGTGATCAGAAGGGACAGCAGGGGGATCTGGTGATTCCGGTTTATCTGGGAAACCAGCTGCTGGATGAGGTGATCGTGACGGCTCAGCAGAGAATGAGTCTGAGGAGCGGAGGTAGATAGGATGGCTTTTTTTCAGTATCTTGTATTTGACGGGGAGAACCTGCCGCTTCCGGATTCTTATGAGGTGGAGCTGGAGGATGTGGAAGCGGATTCCGGCGGTGAGACAGAGGCAGGGACAACACA